ATGACCTTGATTGCGCTATCCAAGCCCAGACTTCGTAATCCACAACTAAGCAACACAAATCATCTACTATCAGAACAGAACTTAAGGAGCAATCATGGCATCAGCAACATATCTCTCAAACCCAGTCCTCACCATCAACAGCGTTGATTTGACGGACATGTGCAGCGCAGCAACTTTGACCTATTTGGTTGAGGCTTTGGAAGACACCGCGTTCGGCACCAATTCGCGCACCTACACCGCAGGACTGGTCAACAACGAAGTGACTTTGACGATGTACGCGTCGTTTGCATCAAGCGAAACCTACGCAACATTGCAGCCTTTGGTTGGCACAAAAACCATTATCACGCTTAAGCCAACATCAGCTGTGGATTCAGCAACCAACCCAAGGTTTGTTTTGACTGATTGTTACCTTGAGTCTTTGCCAGTTATCAACGCATCTCTCGGCGAGTTGTCAACCTATGACATCACGTTTATGGGTGGCTCGTTGACGATTGACGTCACTAACCCGTAATTAACGGCTCCGAGCCGACATAGGAGAAACATGAAAATCAAGTTGCAGTTAAAGCGCACGCCTGACAGCGCGCCCGAATATTACTACACAAACCTGTTTGTGGTGACCGAGTGGGAGAGACTCGAGCGCCGCAACATTCAGCAACTTTCAACGCAACCGCTTTACAGCGATTACTGCTGTTGGATGCACACAATCTTGAAACTTAAAGGTGAGCAAGTCGGCGACAACTGGCGCGAATGGATTAGCAAAAACCCAGAGCTGGAGATCATTCCGGTATTGGACGAGACTGACCCAAACCCTACGGACGCGGCACCTACCGCCGCCAACTAGCAGAGATTTTGGTCGCGGTCGGTTGGTGGCCTAGCGACATTGTGTTTGACGCTCGAGATATAGCAACGGTCATTAAAGTGCTTAACGAGGCAAACAAAAAACGGAGATAACGTGGCGGAAGTATCGGCAAGGGTTGAGGTCGTCGGGCTAAAGGATGCTTTGAAGACCCTGAACAAAATTGACAAATCTTTGCGCCGAGAAATTACCAAGGACTATAAAAAGATCGTACAGCCTGTTATTGACGACGCAAACAAACTTGTGCCTACTCTCGTCCCGTTGTCTGGTATGGCGCGCAACTGGCAAACCAAATCAGGGTTCCAGATCTTGCCTTGGATACCTGGCATGAAACAAAAGATCGCTGCCAAAATCAACACTCGAGCGATCAAGGAATACAACGGAAACACAACCAATGTGGGCACGTTTGCCATTCAATGGAAAGGCGCGACAGGCACCATGTTTGACACGTCCATGTCTGGCTCTTTAGGGCGCGCGCTTACTGCACGCTATGGCAGTCGTTCGCGAGTAATGTGGAAAGCGTACGAGCAACGCCAGACTGATGTCATGTCCGAGATGGAGCAACTGGTCAAGCGCGTCATGGATGAAGCGAACAGAGAGACCGCGTAATGGCAATCAATATCCCAATCATTTCAGAGTTTGACGGCAAAGGGATTAAAAAGGCTATTGCCCAATTTAGGCAACTGGAAACAACATCCGAAAAAGCCCAGTTTGCAATCAAGAAGGCTGCGGTGCCGGCAGCTGCGGCGCTCGGCGGTTTGGCTTTGGCGCTTGGTGACGCAACCAAAGCGGCGATGGAAGATCAGCAGGAGCAGGCGGCGTTAGCGCTTACTTTGCAGAATGTGACTGGCGCGGGTGCTGCACAAACTGCACAAATTGAAGATCAAATCAGCGCAATGTCTCGAGCGTCTGGCATTGCTGACACCGAATATCGCAAGAGCCTTGAAGCGTTAGTTCGCGGTACAAAAGATGTTGACTTGGCCATGAAAGACATGAACCTTGTCATGGACATCAGTACAGCGCTGCAAACCGATTCCAGCACGGTTGCAGACGCGCTCGCAAAGGCTTACCAAGGCAACTTTAAGGCGCTTCGATCATTAAGCCCAGAAATGGCAACAATGATTAAAGAAGGCGCAAGCCTCAACGAAATTATGGACGTGCTTGGCGGAACCTTTGGTGGTGCTACTGCTAAGAGCGCCGAAACCGCTGCAGGCAAAATGAAGATTTTGACCAACTCGCTTGGGGAAACAAAAGAGTCAATCGGTGCAGCATTGTTGCCTGTGCTTGAGGCCGTGCTACCTGTGCTTAACAAGTTTGCTGCATGGGCACAAGACAACCCCAAAGCATTTTTAGCAATTGCAGCTGCTATCGGAGCAGTAGCCGCCGCAATCGTTGTCACCAACATTGCTATGGCACTTAACCCATTTAGCCTCATTGCTGCAGGCATCGCGTTGCTTGTCTTGGCGCTTGTAACCGCATACAAAAAATTTGAGTGGTTCCGTGACGGCATAAACGCAATTGTTAACACCGTAATTGGCTTCTTTGCCGGCATGGTCAACGCCGCGATCGGCGCGGTCAACGCAATTATCAGCGCCTACAACTCAATCCCTTTGTTGCCTGATCTGCCAAAAGCGCCAACTGTTCCCGTGCCACAACTCGGCAAGACATCAAACACGCCTGCACCTGGTCGCATGAGCATCCCTCGACTAGCTGATGGCGGCATCGTGTCGTCACCAACGCTTGCTTTGATCGGTGAGGCAGGCCCAGAAGCCGTCGTGCCATTAGATCGCATGGCTACAGGCGGCGGCGTCACAATCAACGTCACAGGCGGCCTTGCCACAAGCGCCGAAATCGGTGAATCCGTTGTTAACGCGTTGCGCGCCTACTCACGGAGTGCAGGGCCGTTGGCTCTGAACATTGCCTAATGCCAGGCGTTGCGGTTGTTAATTCGGGTAATTATGACCTGAACATAGAAACCGGATTTTTAGTTAACTCTTTTCGTTTAGACAATACGGTGGCTGGCGTTCTTGACAATACGACATTTGTTTTAGACGGCAGTACTGAATACGCAAACGTAATGGCAGATACTACAAACATTAAAGTCAGGCGTGGTCGTAGAGATATTGGCGATCAGTTCAGCGCTGGAACCATGACATTTACCATTCAAGACGTGGACGGCATTTTCAACCCGTTTGACAACAACAGCCCGTACTACGACACACCGCAATCAAAGCCTGGGCTCGCACCTATGCGCAAAGTGCAACTGATTCGCTACGACCTAAGCAATAATGCCCAATACCTGTTTTCTGGCTATGTCGTTAATTATGACTACAACTTTGCGCTTGGCGGTTTAGACACCGTGACCGTGTATTGCGCTGACCAGTTCTATCTGTTGTCACAGACCTACATGAACGAATACAACGTCAGCGCTCAACTATCGGGTGCGCGCATTACCTCTGTTCTTGACTTGCCAGAAGTTGCGTATCCTGCGTCCCCTCGAAGCATCGCTACCGGCACAGTCAACCTTGGCCATGATTCCGCTTACACCGTGCCAGCACAAACAAACGTCCTGCAATACATCACCCAAATTAATGAGACAGCCGAGTTTGGCCGCATATTTATGTCACGATCAGGGACGATCACGTTCCAAAATCGAATCGGTACAACTCTGAGCGCGACCGTAGCAAACTTTAACGATGATGGCACAAATATCAAGTACGACGGTCTTGGCATCTCATTTGAGGCAAACGAAGTAGTCAACCGATCTGTAGTCACAGCTTTGGATGGCAAAACAGCGACAGCCACTAATGCTGGGTCAATAACTGAATATTTTACGCAAACCAGCGCGATCACAAACAGCCTGCTACATCAGCAAACAGAAATAGATACCGCAGCTGCCTACCTACTCCATCCGCAACCCGAGCCACGGTTTACATCGGTGGAAACCAAGTTCCTGATGCTGACAGACGCGCAAAAGGACACGCTGTCAACCGTCGAAATTGGTGACACGATCAGCATAGAAAAGACTTTCCAAAGCGGTGCCGGCACAACCCAGCTGGCACAGGATTTAAGCGTGGAAGGCATTGAGCATTACCTGGACTATTCCACAGGCCACCGTGTGCTGTACTCGACTTCCCCAACCGTCATTGTTTATGAGCTGATTTTAGACTCGTTAACGTATGGCACAATTGACCAGTTCAATGTTTTAGGATAGGAGACACTATGGCTAACCCATTCCCTTTTACCGCTGGTCAGGTGCTGACCGCTGCACAAATGAACGGCATTGGCGAAAACGTTTCGTTTACACCGTCATTGGCAGGAATTACTTTAGGTAACGGCACAGTTTCTGCAACATATACAAGAGCAAACCAGCAAATACATTTACAAGTAAAAGTTACATTAGGTTCAACATCATCTGTGACGGGCACTATGGGCGTCACGCTTCCAGTTTTAGGGACTACGGCAGAAGTTGACTCGGCTATTGGTGTAGCAAGGATATTTGATAGTGGCGTAGGATTTTTTGACGGCATCGTCTATATGGCCGCCACAAATACTGCTTATGTCACCGCTCTTAACACCGCAGGTACATATTCTGTATCAACTTTTACAAGCGCAACCGTACCTATGACATGGGCGGTAAATGATCGTTTAGCATTTTCCATTGAATACACGGCGGCATGATGAAAACTAAAGAACAATACGCACAACAATGCAAAGATGAAAACCTTGAAATGGTAGAAACCATTAACGGTGTAGAACGCAAACTCGGCAAAAAAGAATACGACGCTGCTGTCGAGGCTTGGGCGTTGATGCGTTGGTATCAAGACAACCCAGACCAACAGCCAGCACCGACACCGCTCGCCTGATGCGTTGGCGTTACCTCATCGGCTACGTCGCGCTTGTTGCGGTCGTTTTGTGGGGTTGCGCGGGATGCGGTTATGACGGCTCATATCGTTACCCATGCCAAGACCCAGCCAACTGGCAAAAACCAGAATGCGAACCACCGCTTTGCAACCCATCTGGCACGTGCACAAGGGATTTAATTTATGAAAGCACGCCTTAAACCTGAAGAGCTTCACGCTCG